CTGGTGCAGTCTCTTCCACCACTTCTTCTTCGTTGTTCTCCATTACTGGCTCTTCAACTTCTTCTGGCTCCATGTCTACCTCGGGAGCGGCATCAACCTCTAGTTCACCACCTTCGTCGGCTTCAACATCACCCACCACATCTTCTTCGCCGGCATCATCCATTTCAACTTCTAAACCAAGCAAATCAGCAAGCTGAGAAACAATGTCCTTAAACTGATCTTCTCGATCAACGTCAACATCGGCACCCATTTCAACATCATCAACAGGAACATCCATCTCGGCGCCCATGTCCATTTCCATATCATCTACAGGGGCAGGCTCATCGACCACCTCTAATTCCTCTTCTGCCTCTTCTTCATAAAGTTCATCACGGTTTCCAGGTAGGTCTTCCACTGCGTCGTCATCGCCGCAATAGCTGCCAATTTCCTGTAGGGGTGTAATGTTCGCAAGTTTCATGAACTTACGAATCTCCGATTCTGTTAATAGTGTCTTGCGAGCCATTATAGTATTCTCCTTAAAACTCAAAAGTAAATAGTATAAAGAAACCGAAGAGTTTATAAAAAGTCACTTCTTGGAATCTTTTTCTTCATTTTAAATAGTGCCTTTTCTTCTATTTGTTTCACTCGGGCGAAAGAAATACCTAATCTCTCGGCTATTTCTCGCAAAGTCATTGATCCATTTTTATAAATGGATATGAGGGTGCAGTTAAATTCATCTTCATAATCAATATTATGTTTACACGCTACAAGCTCACAACACTCTTTGTTTTTAAGACAATAGCGAGAGCATTTTAATAAACCATCACTCATAATTCTGGGAACTCCTTTGAAATTAAATCGAATAACTCTTCTTTTTCAGCGTCATCAAGAAACCCAAAGTCTTCTAACGATTCTTTTCCCTTTTTCTTTAGTTTGAGAGAATCAGAAAAACGTTTGCGGCTGAGGAGTGAATGTTCTATTACATACTTTTCAAGAAAAGGAACAATAATATCATCCTCTTCTATGACAGCATCCATCACAGCCCTAAAGAAATGGGTTGCTTTTTTGATATTATGGTGTCGAAGTCTTATTAGAAAACGAGCATGATCATCATCAGCAATCAAAAATCGTATTGATTTTAATTCTGCACCATATCGGTAAGGATCATCGCTCATTACCACTTTCTCGTTTGAATGTGTGTTTTGCTTTCTCCAAGACCAGCAGGACTTTGGAGAATCCAGGTTGCCTTTGATCGCATTTCTTTGATGTTGCGTGCTCCACTATATGAAAAGCCAGAACGAATACCACGCTCTAGATCACCAAGCACGTTCTTTACCTTCCCTCGATACGGGACATTAGAAGATACACCTTCAAAAGAGGAATATTTTCCACGCCACTCAACTTGTGCTTCTTTTGAAGCCATTCCACGATAAGTTTTGTATTTTCTTCCGTCTGCATGTGTGTATACCTCTCCTGGTGTTTCTTTTGTGCCTGAAAGCAACGAACCCAACATTACGGCATCTGCGCCGGCTGCGAATGCTTTTACGATGTCGCCAGAGTTACGAATACCGCCATCAGCAATAATAGTAACATCCCGATCTGTTTTCGCACAATCGCTAATTGTATGCAATCCAGGGCAGCCGTGCCCTGTTTGGATTCTGGTAGAACAAATAGAGCCACCCCCGATGTTACATCGAACGGAGTTGGCTCCCCAATCTGAAAGATCATTAATCCCCGCAAGGGTGGCCACATTCCCAGCCATAATATGAATATGATCGCCCACCACGCTACGAAGTTCCCATAAGGCTTCCTTCATCATAATGTGGTGACCGTGGGCAACATCAACGCAAATAAACTTAGCACCTTGTTCGAGGCATCGTTCTGCTCTATCGAGATAGTCTCCGGACACCCCAACGGCGCCGCCAATGTTGGTAGCGCCGCTAACAAAAGCACGATTAATTATGTCTGCCTGTTCTTCAATAGAATTGTAACGATGAACAATACCGGCACCGCCTACATTATGCATGGCAGTAGCCATATGACTTTCTGTGATAGTGTCCATTGGCGAAGAAAAGATAGGCAGTTCAAGTGTTAGTCTGTTGCCTAAATCTGATGAAAGATCAATCTCAGATCGAGAGCGAATGTCTGAATACTTCGGTAAAAGTAAAACATCATCATATGCAAGTGTATTGCTCATTTTAACTCCTATTGTTTTTAATAAATTTATGAATAGCTGGTTGGTGATACCAAGTTTCTTTATGTGGCTTCTTTGGTTCCACCATAAACTTTAATGTAGGTCTTGGGCTTCCAGTCTTAACATAACAAATCGAAGGAACACCGTTAAAACCAAACTTCTTTTCGAGCCCGTCACCATTGTCCATGTTAAAGGCATAAAAAATAATGTCATCGTATTCTTCTGAAATGTCGATATAAATGTCTTTCAGTGTATGACATAGGTGACAATGTGAACCATAAAACTTGATTACGACTTCATGGGAGTCGAGCACCTTTCCATTTAAAATTTGTAAAAGATTCTTTCTATTGATTCTTGTTACTGCCATTTTCGTATGCTCCTATTAAACGATCAAGATACCAACGAGCTTTCTTTAAGTCTTCAAGGGGCTCTGACTTATGGTGGTATCTCGCAATGTATTTTACCACATTGCCTGCGTTGAAGTCAAGCCCCCAATCCTCAATAGCCTCAATTACTTCTATAGAGCCTTGATTATAGTGTGTAGGGTGATTGACTGCTTCACGAGCAGCAATACCCTCTAAGCCTTCAAGATTGTTCATAAATCTGCTTGCCACCTCTGCGGTGTTTTCGGGTGTTTCTTCAAGTTCTTGAGGCTTGTTCATTTCCTTTAGCGTTAGCATACTCATCTAAAATCTCCTGTGTTTTTTTGATGCATTCTGGACAAAACAAAGATACTCGGGTTGGATTCTTGTGTACTATTACTCTCCAAGACATTGCGTGTTCTTTGCTTTTTTTGTCGAATGGTGCCTCGCACGCTGAACATGCGTCGGGTCTATGACTGAATGAGGAAATTTTCTCTACGAGAGCTTCATTTCCTTTATTCTTCTTTTTTAATCGCCTGCGTTCTGCTCTATTCACGGGCGCTCCATTGTTCCAATGCGAGGGGCAGAATAGGTTGAGGGACGGAAGACCACCACGGCTGACGGGAACGGCGCACTATTGGCACCATCACCAAACTTAATGCGTCCTCGTACAAAAAGGATCTCGTCCGCTTTCATAACATAGTCATGCCAATAACGAGTATCGGTTCTTGCTGGGAGCAATAACACAACTGTCGTTTTTTCCTTTTGCCCTTCTTCGTAAGCCTTGTGGACCCACTCTTTTAGTTGACGACCATAAGGCGGATTAAGAAACACTTTGTTGCCGCTCCAGTCCTGTGAAAGCGCATTATCTTCTTTTACAAAGTAATCATTTACTTTATAGTTGTCGTGTGATGCTGCTGCATCCAATGTGAACGGGCCATACCTGTCATTTAGTTCATCAAAAAAGTCTTGTGGAGTTGTCCACTCGTTGCTCTTTGAGCTAAACATTAATTTTGTTGTGTTCTTATCCATCAGTACTTCCTAGTGCGCCGGATCCACGATTAGAGATTGTCATTGGGTTCAAATAAAGCCCATCTTCAGTCGTCTCAATTGCTCGAAAAGGCACAACCGGTATCATCACAAGTTGTGCGATCTTATCTCCATGCTTGATCTTTTGGAGAATATGCCCTACATTATGAAGGTTAATGAAGATTTCCCCGTCGTAGCCAGAGTCAACAACGTGTGCTCCCACAAGAAGGCTCTTCTTCGCCGCAATGCTGGAACGGTTCATGACTTGGAGCATATAACCATGAGGAACCCCCACCTTGATTCCAGTGGGGACAATCACAGATTCTCCCTCTCGAATAAGAATAGAGTTGTTCAAACGTGCATAAATATCTAGTCCCGCATCCGAAGGGTTTGCCCTTGTGGGCGTCAAGGCTTCTGGGTGAGTTTTGAAAAATTCAATAATCACGCTTCCTCCGCAATATTTCCAGAAAGCATCTGGAAGTTGTCATAAACATCATCAATATTTACCTTACCCTTGAATAGACGATAAGCCTTTACAGCCGCACGAATCTCGTCAGTGTTGAGCCAACCATTTTCACGGAACTCAACTCGTAGTTCTCTCTTTTGTTCCTTATAGGGTTCAATAGCGTCCTCAATCGCTCGTAGCGAACGAAGATACTCCTTCACATAACGTTTCTTCTCTTCTGTTGATGTAGCCATGCTATCCTCCTTGTGGCTGTCTATAATATATCCGGGTGATCGCCTGCTGTCAAGCGGTCATGGCATGTTTATTTGAGTCGCAGATGTCGCGGGGGTTGTTGGAAAAATAGATCTTGTCTATTCCTATTCTCGGACTAAATTCTTCATTTAGAAAAGCTCGAAAATGTGCT